AATTTCACTTGCTAACATACTACCTTTCATACTATTACCTCTTTTTCATTGATACAAAACTCTACGAAATATATAAATAATAGATAATTCCACTATCTTATATACTTCATACAATTTTATATACAGAAAATGCACTATTGTAGATATCTTCTTTGAAAGGAGGCGATTTTTCTATAATCGTCTGGATTTATATTAATTTATCTAGTATCATTAATAAGCATTATAATAGAGCTAGCTATATTTAATATAACTAACTCTTAAATTTCTCAAAACACTAATTCTAATTTACTAGGTAGAATTAAAGGGCTGAAAGGTAAACTCCTTTCTTTTATACTTTTCTACCTACTACTATTTTAGCATATAAAAAGCGGAAAAATCGGAAATTTATAAATTTTTTTCAACAAATTTATCATGTTTTTTCCTTGCTGTATCCTCATGATTATATCCCATTATAGTTTGTATTTGATACCAATTCATATTATCTATGTATTTATGCTCAAATATTTGTCTTATATCACTTTCTTTGATAGTACTAATAAATTTTTCAATTTCTACTAAGTCAATTATTATTTGAGTATCTCTGTCTACTAATATTTGTTTTAATTCATTTAGTTTATTACTTCTCTTTAAGTCATATCCAAATATTACAGCATGCCTTTTATATCCATTTTGAACTATGTCTGATATCATTGAACTTTGTTTTTCTAATTTTTCTATTCTATTTTCTAGTTTCTTTTTTTCTTTTATTAAATCGTTATACTGGATTAACAATTGTTTATTCATTTGTGCCCTCCTAATTATTTATTTTACTTTCTCTACTAAGTCTGCTTTGATTAAATCGTATAATATTGTCAAATCATAATCTTCGAATAATGTTACACAATTATTATCAACTCTTAAAAATATTTTTTTCTCATGTACTAATATACAATCATCTACAGCACTATCCTTATTTTCTTTTAATAGATAAATTTGTTCATGCTCGTTTGTATAACTAAATCCAAACTTTTCTAATTCTTTTAAATCTACACTGTCTTTTATTCTTAGCATCTTCTCACTTCCTTTATCAATATTCTCTCAACTCTATTTAACGCTTCTTTATACGTTATAAATCTTATATGTCTATTCTTCATGTCTAGTCTTATTATTTTTACTTGCTGATTGTATTGTTGCATATACACTCTTGCTAAAGTTAATCTTGTATAGCCTTCATGCCACAATTTTAGAATTTCTTTATCTGTCATACTTACACTCCTTTAGTGTAGTATGTTCTATTTCCCCTCCAGCAATTCTTGTAAAAAATTTTCTATTGTAATAATTTCTCCTGCTGTGTATCTTTGTAACTTTCCTTCAGTAGTATCTTTTAGCATTTTTTTAATTTCTTCTATCTTCTCTTCTATTACTTCTTTAGATATAGAATTATCTATGTAGTTTAAAATCTCTTCTAATATTTCAACACTTATTACGCAAGTGCCTCTTTCTTTATTGCTTAATGATTTTTTTATAGCTTCTTCTAATTCTTTATTCATCTAACCACCCCAATTCTTTGCATTTTTCGTTTATTGCTTGTAGTTCTTGCATATTAATTTTGTCATCATAATCATCACTATAAACAATTATTGTACTATTTTTTTTGTCAAATGTTATTTGATTATCTCTAGTTGTATACTGTATTTCATATATTCCTTCATCTTTATAATATTTTAATTTTTCAAATATTTCATCTGCCTTACTCATATTTCCTCCTCTACTGCTTCAAACTATCTTCTAACACAAAATTATCGTAACTTTGCTCATATATGTTTAGTTTTGTTTCTATGTTTTGTATGTAATTATCTTTGTCTTCTATCTTTGTATATGTAATCATAATTGCTATAAGCATTAATATTATTGCTATGCAACTTTCTACATATCTTTTTCTATAGTCTACTTTTATTGTATTTTGTTTTGCTATAACAATATTTATTAAAACTATTATTATTGTTATAATTGCTAATATGTAAAATAATATATTTAACATTTTATATTTCCTCCAATTCTACTATCACTTTACTTTTTTGTGCATACTCAAAACTATCTGTAAAGTTAGTTACTATTTTTCTATTATCGTCTTTTAAAACTTCTGCTTGTACTAAAGCGTCTAATATAAATTTTTTTGCAAAACATATATTGTCTAAATCTCGCCTTTTATTCTCCTCTATCCAAATAAAATGTCCTATAACTGGTTTATGAATTTGTATATTACCTAACTGTTCTTTAATGCAACATATAATATACGATTGCTCTTTTTGTTTTACTTGATTTCCTAGATATCTATTTCTACGATTTAAGTTTGTATATTCATTTAATCCCATTAGTCTTTTGTTTATTTCAAATTTATATTTCATCTTTTGCCTCCAAAATTTCATTTACTTTATTTGATATAAATTTATAAAATTGATAATCACTTCTTATATTTTTTTTATACAAGTTTATATAAATATTATCACATATGTATCTATTCATTCCTCTTTTATATTTATCATATATTTGAATTACAAAATTTCCATCAAATTTCATTCACAAAATTATTATAACTTTGTTCATATATGTTTTGTTTTGTTTCTATGTTTTGTATGTAATCTTTATCTTCTCTATCCGAATGTGTAAATATTATTGATATTAATAACATGTAAATTAAAAATATTATTATTTCATAAATAAAATAATCTCTCATTTTATATTTCATCCTTTCTCCATTCCGCAGATTTAGTTTTATCTGCTTCATACTTTCTTCCGCTGTTCTTGTTTTACTGTACTCACAATCTATATTTCCTATAAAATTTTCGTTTTCTAAATTGCTACAGCCGAAGACATCTTCCTTCTTCTATTGCTTTTCTACAGCTTTCTATTAATTGTTTCATAAGCTAGTCCTCTAATATCTTCTCTATAAATCTTAAATACTCTAATGTCTCTTTTACTATTTTTATTTCATTTTCTGTAGTGTATGTACTACTTGATATTGATTCTATTCTTTCTTTTGTAAATTCTAATGCTTTTTGTTTATCCATATTTCCTCCTACATTGTTATATGATTTTCATTTTCTAATAACATTATTTCTTCATCTAACTTTTTCATATAAGCTATATACGTTCTTTCTGATAAGTTCATATCCTTTTTTCTAGCTTCTATGTCATTAATACAATGTTGTACTTGTTCCTTCTCCTCTTCCGCTTCATCTACAGTATTAAAACTCTTTATATCTTTTGCTAATCTATATCCTCTTGTTTGACTGTTATATATAACCGCCCTTATCTTTTTCAAGTCACTTATCTGTCTTCTTACTGCTCTATCTGTTAAATTTGTCTCTTTCATCAATTGTTGTCTTGTTTTAAATTCTTGCGTATTTAAATATTCCTCTATTTTCATTTGTTTTTCACTCTCCTTTTACTTTATCAATCCTAAAGCTATGTATTTAAGCATTCTTGCTTTTTCTACATCGTTTAAACTTAGTAATTGTTTTTTATTTATCTCTAACATCTTATTACTCCTTTAAATTCATTCATTGATTTATTAAATTTTAAATATACTTTTCCAATTTCTCCTGCTCTTTGTTTTGCTATTTTTAGTGTTATATCTACTATATTTTCTTCGCTCTCTTTTTCTTGGTATAAAAATATAACATTGTCTGCATCTTGTTCTATTGCTCCACTCTCTCTTAAATCTGCAAGCGTTGGTTCTTGCTTTGTAGCATTTCTACTCAATTGGCAAAGTCCTACAATCGGTATTTGTAATTCTAAACTCAACAATTTAAGTGTTCTTGTTATATCTGCTACTTCCTGTTCTCTGTTATTAAATTTGCCTTTATTTTTTATAAGTTGTATATAATCAATTACAAGTAATCCTAAATTGCATCTATTCTTTAATTTTCTCGCAATATTTTCTATATGTTGTAATGTTCTAGCTTTTGTTATTAAATGAATAGGTAATTGTGATATACTTGCCCCTGCTTCTCCTATTTTTGCCAAGTCATTTTGCTCTAATGTTCCTAGTCTCATTTTGTAGCTATTTACTCTTGTTCTTTTTGCAAGCATTTTTTGTATGATTTGATAATCTGACATTTCTAAACTTACAATAGCTGTCTCTACTCTCTTACTTGCTATATATTCTGCTATTTGTAAAGCTAATGTTGTTTTACCTACTCCGTGGCCTTGCTCCTATAATTGTTAGTTCTTCTTTATGCAATCCACAAATTATATTGTCTAAATCTCTAATTCCTGTATATAGTGAATAGTCTTGTCCTTCTAATACACTTTTTTCTATTTTATCTGTTGTCTCTACTACTTGCTCTAAAAACGTTTTTTCTTTTTCATTAACTTGTTCTATCTTGTTTATTTCTTTTATTGTTTCCTCTGCAAAAATATCAATATTTTCACACTCTGCTATATCTATCATTTTTTCTTGTAATAATTTGAATATTTTGCGTTTTTTAGATAGATTAATCAAATTATTATAAATTGTATCTGCATTTGTTGTTTGTATGTATTCTCCTAAACTTACTATGTAATCCATCACTTGTTTTCCATTAGCTTTTATTTTCGACTTTATATTTAACATTGATATTTCTTGTTTTTCTGCCTTTAATTGATTAATTGCCTTTATTATTTTTTTATTTCTATCACTTGTAAAGTCTTCTTCATCTAACAAATATTCTTCTTGTTCAAATATCAAATAATAAAGCATTGCCTTTTCAAGTTCTTCATCATACATGTATTCTTCCTTTCTCGATAAGCTCTTTTATTGTTATTTCTTCTCTTACTAACTTACCATATTCTTCTTGTGTTAATTGTGAAGTATCTATCTCTATAAACTTTTCTTCTTTAACTTCATTTTTTGGAATAGGTGGCTTATATCCATCTTTTCTAGCCCAATTTTTTAAAGTAGCAAAATAATCTTTATATTTTTTCCCTGTACTTTGTATATAATCATCTAAAGATTGTATTCTTTTCATATAGTCATTAGGAAAATATATTTTTACTTCTTCAAATTCTTCATCAGTAAATTTTACATTTTTATTTTCGCCATATTTCTTTTTTATATTTTTTTCTTTTTGTTTTGTTTCGTTTTGTTTATTAATGGTATTGTCTGTCATATCGTTCGCTATATTGTTCTCTATATTATCCGTTATATTGTTTGTTATATTACTTGCTATATCATATAATTGAATTATGCTATAAATAGGAGCATCGTTTTGATTTTTTCCCTTAGAATATTTTATATATCCTTGATTTATCAAGCTATTTCTTGCTCTTATTAATTTCTGCATATTCAAATCACATTTACTCATCAGAACTGTATTTGCTACTTTAAACGTATCAAGCCAACCTGTTTTGTTTGCTATTTGTAATAATATAGAATATATAGCAATAGCATTTGTAGGTAATGGTTTGTAGTCTAGTGTAGAATAAAATTCATTGAGTTGTTTTATATAGTTCATTTTACTTTCTCCTTTCGTACAATAAAGAGCTAGAGTTTGTTGTCTAGCCCTTGTTGTTTAATCTATTTTTCCTATATTCATTACAATTTTTTTCATATTTTCATATTTTGTGTTTGAAAATTTGCCTGCTGAATATTCAGTTGTTTCTACTTTTCCAATTATTTTTATCAAGTCGTATCCACTTGTATTTTCTACTATTGCATATTCTCCTATTTCTACTTCTAAGTCAGTTTTCCAATACAACATTTTTTGACTTGCATTTATTATTCCTGCTATTAAAGTTATTTTCTTGTTTTTATTCTCTATTTCATTCATTTTCTTTTCCTCCTATTTTTTTAAATAACTTTTTCCTATAATCTTTATAAATTCTTCTCTTGTATGAGTTTTTTCATATCTCTTTTGTGTATCTATTCTTAATTGATTTATTATGTTTTCGTTAGAATGACATCTCGGACATACTAACTTAACAAATTTATGTTTTATACTTCTTTGTCTGTTACTTCCTCCAAATACCTCATGAGGGTCTAATCTTTTACTATAATTTCCACAATACTCACATATTCCCTCTTTAGTTAAGTTTTTATCTCTTTGCCTTTCTAACTTTGCTAATTTACTGCTTTTCTTTTTAATCTCTGCAGTATTTTTCTTTTTCTCTGTAGACCTCTGTTGAGTTTTCTGTAGAGGTTTTGGTACTGGGTTAAAACTACTTGATAAGTCTTTTACTATCATTTGTCCCACTCCTCTTTCAATCTACTTAACTCAGAAGGTGTCATCGTTTCTATATCTAACTGCTTAGCCTCTTGAACTATAC